TGCTATCTTCAACAATAAACTAAAAGCAGTTGAAGTATGTATCAATCGTTTTGACGATGATACAAAGAAAAGTTTCCTTGACTTATATACTAAAGTTGATGCTGGTGTATCAATCGAAGAATTAAATCAAGGATCTTCCAATGACGATGAGGAACTTATCCAAGAAGATGAGTAAATTCGTTTTTCATAATGTAGACCTCAATGAGTACGGGCAACCCTCTGGGCAGTACCCGTACTCAAAATTTCTAGTAAAGGTGGTGATATAATGACATTAGAGGTTAAAGTTAGAAACAACAATGTTGAAAAAGCAATAAGACAACTAAAGAAAAAAGTTATGAAAGAAGGTATTCTCAAAGAAATAAAAATGAGACAATACTATGAGAAACCAACTTTAAAGAGACAACGCAAGGCCAAAGAGGGTCTAAAGCGTATTAACAAATTAAAGAGACAACAAGAAAAGTTTCTTTAATCAACCTATATAGGAGTAATATTATGGGAAGACGTAGAATGACAAATAAAGAAAAGTTACTATCAGCACTTAACAGAGGCGATAGACTTTTCTGGAATGATGTAAGAACTAAGTTTGGTATTACATCACCAAGAACTGCTATCAATGAACTGAGAGCAGAAGGTAATTGTATCTATGCCAACAAAGTAAAGGCGGGTACTTATTACAAAGTAGGGAAACCTAGCAAAGAAATCATCGCGGCAGGATTTGCGGCGATTGAACCAAATTATGCGTAAAGCATAAATAGTACAATGGCAATTCGTAAGTCCATTGTAGGTTGCCTCTCGTAAATAGCAACCATTAAAGTCTTTTTAGGGTTTAGACTTGAAAAAAACAAAACCCTACTTATATAAATAATAGTGTATATGCCATGATGGGTATACATTTTAAACTTGCTAAACAGGAGTAATACTATGAATAGCAGAAACTTATCTATATGGAGTGATTTAAGACCTTACAGTATTGGTTTTGAGGATCTCTTCCGTCACTTCGACTTACATTTAGATAGTAAGTCAACAACATTTCCACCATACAATATTGTCAAAGGCAAAGATGAACTAAACTGGACAGTTGAATTAGCACTTGCTGGTTACAACAAGAAAGATATTGATGTACACTATGCCGACAATCAATTAACAATTAAGTCAATTCACAAAGATGAAGACGAAGGTGAAACAATACATAGAGGTATTGCTAAAAGACATTTCACTAGAACATTCACTATTGCTGATGACGTAGAAGTGAAAGGTGCTGAAATGGCAGACGGCATGTTGAAAGTTGCTTTAGAGAAAATCGTACCAGAAGGTAAGAAACCTAGAACAATTGAAATAAGTTAGATGAGTGGGGCATTAGCCCCACCTCTTTAAGGATTATATTATGTTTAGTTATTTGGGTGGTAAAAAGTTTCAGGCAAAATGGATAGCAGACCATTTTCCAGAGTTTGATAATTATGTTGAACCATTTGGTGGTGCCATGTGGGTTTACTTTCAATCTACCGTAAATGGTAAACTTAATGTCTATAATGATTATAACGAATACCTAGTAAATATATTTGAGTGTGCTACAAGAAAACCAGGTGAGTTCTTAAAAGAACTAAAAAAACATAAAGTACAAGATAGAAAACTATTCGAACAATTTAAAAAAGATTTAATGCCACTAGATGGTAGAATACTAGCACCAAATCCAGAAGTAGCGGCAAAATATCTTTATGTAGAATTACAAACATTCTCAGGTCTTAGATGGGATCAAGCCAAGTATGTTGACTTAAAAGGTAAATACAAATCTAAGTATAATCACTTTATAGACAAACTCACAAACCCAAAGTATATTAAGAAACTGAATAACTTAGACGCCTATAATATGAACTGGCGTGAGTGTATACAATTCTTTGATAGTAAAGATACACTATTCTATGTTGATCCGCCATACTATAATATGGAGTTTTACTATACACAAAACTTTGATAATAAACAGCATGAACAACTGGCACTAGAATTACAAAAGGTTAGAGGTAAGTTTGCCTTATCATACTATCACTTTGATAAACTAGAAGAATGGTACCCTAAATCTAAATTTAGATATGTCACCAAATCATTTAACAAGCAGAATAGCACTAAGAAGAAAAACACAGACCGTGGTGATGAGATACTAATTATGAACTACTAAATAGTAAGATGTTGAAATTCAAAGACCATTCACAGTTAAACGAAGGACTATTTGACGGATTTGTTAACTTTATTCGTAAAGCATATAGTAACATCGTAGCAGGTTTCAAAAAGGCATTTTCTCTATTGACAAAAGTAAAGATGGGTGATACAAAGAGAGTAAAGATACCGTCTATGATAAAAGAAGAAGAAGCAAAACAAGATAGTAAGTCCAGACTAGGATATTATTCTGAGTATGTTTGTGGTGAACATCTAGCAAAAATTATAGAAAGTAAAGGTCTTAATTTACCTGGCACACAATCAAGTAAAACATTTGCCAAGGCCAAGAAAGCATTCCACGATAACAAACTTAAAACATTGTCAAACTACAAATCACTTGGTGATGAAATACAAAGAATGGAAGATGGTGGTAAAGCAATGGCAGAAAGTATTATGGCAGATATGTTGGCAGAAACAGCAGATTTAAAAATTACAAACTTTGATATACAACTTACAGGTGATAGTCTCAAAGGTGAAAGTAAAGCAGATATAGTATTATCAGCAAGAAAGAAAGATAAAGGCACAGTAGTCAAAGAGATTGCCGCAAGTCTAAAGGCATACAAATCATCTAGTATCAATCTTGCCAACTCAACTCTATTATCTTTATTCGCAAGTCTCACTAAAGATAAAAACTTTACAAGTAAAGCATTAGAGAAAGCACAAAGAGTTATTTACGATACAATGTTGAAAGCGGCAAGTAAAGATTTAGGTAAAGCAAAAGCAGTGGCATTATTGACAAACAAAATAAGAAACGACAAAGAAAAAAAGTTATTTAAGAAATATAAAGACATAGGTCGTAAAGCAAGTAAAGAGACACAGGTAAATACGGCAAGTATAATTGTAAAAGAGTTCAATGCTTTGTATAAAAAGAACAAGGCAAAGATAAATGAAAATTTACTAGAACTTATTGGTATGGACGGCAGTGATGATTTCTATGCCAGTATAGGTGAAGGTAAAAAGTTAAGAGTATTGTCAAGTAGACAATCACCAGAACTACAAAAGTTTTTACAAGATGTTAGAAGTAAGTTTCTGACAATTGTAATGATACCTAAACCAGGTAAGGCAGGTAGAGCAAGTGTAACAGTTAACCTAATGATTGGGAAGACTATGTTGTCCTCATCAAGTATCACAATGACAGATACAGGTATTGGGGCAGGTGCTATGACTAAATCTACAGGTCAAATCAAAACAAACTTCTGGTTTAATTTTAATAATTTTTAGACTTGACTTTTTGTCAAGTCCGTGATATAATGTTGTTATGTATAAATTTAAAGAGAATATTATTTTAGATGATGTGAAAAGGTATATTGACGAAACCTACAAATCACATTACTCAACTACAAAAAAACAGGCTACTGAAATCATCATCGATCAAGGACACGGTGAAGGTTTTTGTATGGGTAATATTTTAAAGTATGCCCAAAGATATGGCAAGAAAGATGGCAAGAATAAGAAAGACCTTATGAAAGTCATTCACTATGCCATAATACAATTGTCCCAAGACCATTATACGAATGACAAGTCTTTAATTGATACGTTACAAGAAGACTTACTACAATATGACATTGGTAAATGGAACGATAACGAACTTCGAAACCCAGCGGCAGAGAAGTTAAACAACCCTAATGACTAGGAGATTATATAATGAAAATAAGTGATACTACAAAAGAGATATTGAAAAACTTTAGTGAGATCAATCCTAACTTGATGATCACACCAGGTAAAGAAATCAAAACTATCTCTACAATGAAAAATATTCTTGCTACAGCAGGTGTAGAAGAAAACTTTCCACAAGATATTGCCATCTATGACCTATCTGAATTTTTAGGCATGATGTCTTTATTTAATA